CCGTCGCCTCGATCTGGGCACGTCGGGCAGGTGTCGGGATAGACCTTGCCGCACCCCTCGCAGATGAACATGGCCTCGCTCATGCCGACACCGCCGCGAAGCATTGCACCGCCACCCCGAGGAACCCAGCGAAGTAATCCGCCGCCTCGGCACACTCCAGCGGCGTGGGATACGCCCCCAGCTCGGGCAGTCCAGGCAGCATCGCCAACGCCCTCCAGATCGCGTCACCCATCGGTCGCCTCCGCGTTGATCGCGTCACAGATCACCCGGCAAAGCTCGGTCTGCGTTTCCTTGCCTCGCAGATCGTCAGTGTGGCACAGGATCGCCACCTGTCCGATCATCCGCCCATCATCCGCGATCAGGTGGACGCTGTTGCCCACCACGCTGGAATAAGCACCCATCTCGGCCTTGATCTTCATTCCTTCCCCTCCGCTCTGCGCATCCGGCGGATCGCCCGGTGCATGATCCTGGTTCGCTCGCGCTGATCCCATTCAAGGATCGCTTTTCTGCGCTCGATCCGAGCGTCCAACACGTCAAGCCGTTGATCTTCCTCGGCTTTTGTAAATCGCTTCCAAGGCGGCGTCACGGTTTCGCGCTGCACGTCGTCCTCGGCCATGATCGCAATTCCCTTGTTTTGTTCGGAATTGCATACACCCTGCCCCGCTGCACGGTCAAGCGAACACGTCAAAGTCGCCATCAGCCTGGAAGGATGCCGGTCCTTTCCCGAAGTCCTGCCTGCCGCCCAGACGGTCGAACTCGCCCACACCCAGGAAGCCATAGCCCGCCCCGTCGCAGATGTGGCTTTCGTCGTTCTTCGAGGGCTTGTCGGCATAGCGATCCTCGCCGGACACGGCCAGCCGCTTGAAGTGCCAGGCACCCATGAGCCCCTTGTGCAGCATCGGGCAGTTGCGCTTGTTGACCAGGAGCCCTGGCTTGCCCTCGATCATCCGCTCGCACGGCCCGGCCAGCGCCGCGATCCGCATCTTCGGGTCTTGGGTCGGCGCGGGCTCCAGGTTGATGCCGTGTTGCGAGCGCAGCCAGTCGAAGGATGCCGTCTCGAATATCTCGTCGCGCTTGCCACCGGCCGGATCGCCCCAGCCCTTGCCGGTCAGCCCCTTGGCGACGTGATCGGGGAAGTGCTTGACCAGGGCCTCGCCCACCAGCTCGCCAAAGCGTTTGATCCCCATGTCGAAGCAAACGACCTCGCGGTGCGCGAGCAACACGCCCTTGGGATGCCGCTGGAACAGGAGCGCCGAAGGCTGGAGCGTGCCGCCGCCAATGTCGGCCCCGATGTAGATCGGCTCGTCAGGCAGGATCGGCAGGTGATCCACGCCATGCACCTGGCCATTGTATTGCGGGACCACGCGCCGCCCGTCTGTCACGAAGGTGTAGACGCCCTGGAGATAGCTCTGGATTTCCTCCAGCGTCTTGCCTGCCAGCGCGCGGCCGTAGTAGCTCCGCACCCCGAGCGGGTTCGATCCAGCATCGACGCGGGACAGCGCGACCAGGTTCTCTTGCCAGGGGTTCACGATCCAGAACCGATCCGCCGCTCGGATCACCTCGATAGGGCACTCGACGCGCCGCACCTTGCCTCGATACCAGATCAGCACCTCGGCCGACGTGAGGCGCACGCCCTGATACTCGGGGAAATTCTCGTCCACGATCTCGGCACCGCCGCCCCTGGGCTTTACCTCCAGGACGCCGGGCGGTTGCTGGTGGAAGCTGTAGCCCTCGGGCGTCTCGCGGTGATGCCAGCCGTAGAGCCAATGATCGGCGTCGGGCGGGTTGGTGTCGCCCCAGATGCCGCTCCAGGTGGTCGGGCGCTCGTTCACCCCGAACCGGCCGACACGCTCGGTCAGGCGGGTAATGACGGATCGCGGCACCTCGCGCATCTCGTTGATGAAGGCCCCGGTCAGCTCCAGCGAAAGGAGCTTCTTCACGTCCTTGGGCTTGTCGAGCGCCACCAGGTTGACCTCGATCTCCAGGTTCGATCCGCGCGGCTCGATCATGTGCGTGGCCGGTGATCGCCAGACGATATCCCCGAAGGCGTCGGCCGGGTAAATCTGCTGATAGGTCACGGCCGTTGTGGATCGCAGCTCGGGCATGGTGTTGCGGATGATCGCAAAGCGGCTGCGCTTCTTGCCGTCGGCGCTGGGCGCTTGCTCCTGGCCGAGATCGAGGATGCGTTGCAGGCTTGGCACCGACTTGCCCGAGCCTACCGGCCCGATGATGAACGACGCGAACGAACGGTCGAGCTTGTAGGCCCAGGCCACCGGGCTTGTCTCGTAGGTCCAGGTCTGCGTCACCATCCGAACAGCTCCAGAACCGTGGCCCCGAGCTGGAGAACGCCAGCGATGCACGTCACCGCCAGCGTTGCCCGTCCAATGATCCGATATCCTGTCACCGCTTGCCCCTCGTCTTGATCGCCAGGTAATCCACGATCCGCTCGCCGTCCTGGTTGCGGTCGCCTGTGATCCGCTGCGTCAGGAGGCAGAGCCCGCGATCATGCAGGAGCATTGCCGCCTCCTTGATGGATCGAGGCGCAGAGCCCGACGTGCCGCGATGATACACCACCAGGTCGCCAGGCTCCACGCGGTCGAGCGCCTGGGCGATCACCGCCTCCTCGCTGCCGCTGTCAATGCGCTCGATGCGCAGCTCCTGCTTCACGCGATCATCCATGCCAGCGCCCCCCAAAGCACAAAGCCAACCGCGACCCAGAACAGATGCCAGGCAACCGGCCCGCGTCCCAGCTCCGAGAACTCACCCCGAGCCGGGCAATCCCTTCCCTGGTTGCAGTCGTGGTTGCACGGCGGGCAGCGCAAGTCACTTGCTCCTCCTGTGCTGGCCGCTGGATGCCCTTCTCTGTTCTTGGCACCCATGATGCCCGAAACACGTCTCGCGCCATCCTGGCGGCGATCCTGCGCTTTCTCTGCCCTATTCATCGTCGTCTCCTTCCGGTTGCCACTTGGGGATCGCCTTGATCGCTTCCCCGTATGCGGGCGGGATCACTTTCACCTCGAAGCCGTCGCCCGTGCCGCCTTCTCGATCTTCTCGGCCGTAGCCGTGGTTCACTTCCAGGGCGAACTTGGCCCCGTTCGATGCCTCCCGAGCATAAAGCGCTTCCTCTGCGAACTCTGCGATCCGCATCTTGGCGCGCGCGATGATCGGGACAAATGCTGGATCGCGTGGCTCGTCTCCCCTGCCATACGCGAGGAGGGTTTGCCTGGTGGTGTCCAGTGCGAGTGCCAGCCCTGCCATCGTTGGCGGGACTTGGTATTCTTCCTCGTAGGGGTCGCCGTCGCGCGGATAGATTTTGCGCTTGCGCGTCCTGCTTTGAAAATACTCGTCGATCCGTTCTTCCAGTGCTTCGGGATCGGTGAAGGCGAGATGCCCGCGCTTTGCCATCATGTCCTCCCTTGCTCTGCCAGGCGCTGCCGCAGGTGTGCGAGCGCTTCATCCCCGATGTTCTTCATGCTGCCCGACCGACCGCTATCAGCGGGCGGGGAGGGAGGGCAGCTTTTCGGACCCTCTCCCCCCTGCACCCCCCTCTCCGTGGTCTTGGTCTTATCCGTGGTCTTGGTCTTATCCGTTGTCTTTTCCTTTTCCGTTGTCTTTTCCGTTTCCGTTATATCGCTAGGGCTTTCGATAGGGGTATGCGATAGGGGTATCAGTAGGGCTTCACCGAGGCGGTCGAGCGTCTTTGCGTCGAGCCCGATTTCCTGCGATGTGAGCATGGGCTCGAGCTTCATTTCCTTGACCAGATCGGCGGCTGTGCTGTCGAAGCCGCCCATCGCTTCCAGGATTTTCCCGGCCTCGACGTGATCGCTGCGCGCTTCGCTGTGCTTGAGCCGTCGCGCCTTGTCGTTCCATTCCTCGCGGCGCTCGAACATTGCCAGGATCAGATCGCAGGCGGCGCAGTCTCTGACCGGCGATTGCGGCAAAGCCTGGATGATGCGCACCGGCCCGGCCAAGTGTTTGCGGCTGGAGATCGCGTTGAAGCGGAAGAAGTTGACGATCTGGATCAGCTCCTCCTCGGGATCGTATCGGATCAGCCTACACTCGGCCAATTCGATGAAGGATGCGCGCACGTCCTCGCTCGGCACTTTCAGCTCCAGCGCGGCCATCTCCGGCGGCAGGACAAAAGCCCCGGCGCTGTTGCCGTGCGTCGTGGTGTGCAGGTAGAGGTATGTGAGCCGGGCCAGGTCCGTGGTGAGCTGCCGGAAGCGCTTGCTGCGCCAAATCGAGCTTGAGATGATGCCGAACTGTCTCACGGTATCACCGCCCTGACGGTTCCGGCACCGCCTCCAGGTGTTGCACCAGGGACGTGATTGCATCGCCCTTGGACTTCCAGAGATGATAGCTCGCCCCGCTCGCGCGCTTCATCTCGGTTTCGTTGAGGCTGGAGCCACCGGCCAAGATGATCTTGACCGCCGCCCCCAGCACGTTGAGATCGGCCGCAAGGACCGGCCCCGCGTTCTGGATCGTCAGGTTCATGCCTTCGGTGCCTTCTGCTGGAATTGCTCGCGGCGAAGCGTGACCGCGCCGCCCTCCTGGATATCCGGCGCATCCTCGGCAAAGCGCATCGCCGTGACGCGCGCCCGGTTCAGGATGATGCCGAGATAT